TCGAGACTGATGGCTTCTGTGCCGCTTACATCGAAAGGCCCTTCAGGAGCCGATGTGACAATGGTGTTCCCGCCCTCGTAAGCTGTCTGGAGGGTCAAGGTACCGTTGCCCGTCGTGACAACTTCAGTCCAAACCGTGCCAGACCCTACGGAGTCGTTGACGTACAGGGTGCCCCCTGCTCCGGTGTCCCGCATGAACAACGAACCAGCGAGACCGGTAACAGAACCGTCAGGATCGCTGTCGCCCACGAACAACTGAACCGAGTCTCCCCCCGTACCCGTCGTAGAGAGCCGGACAAGAGCTTCCCCTTCCAGGTTGTTACCAACGATGTCCACGAAGCCCTGGATGCCGGTGCCGGTGTTAGCACCCACATCGAGGGCAATGACTCCGCCATCCCCGTTGGTAGAGGTTGCATCGCCAGCAGAAATGTTGACGTTGCCTCCGTTTCCAGTGGCACCAGCACCAGAGTTTCCACTGGTGAGGCTGATCGCACCGCCATCGTTGGCCCCTCCGCCGTTACCCGCATCAATGGTGACGACGTTTCCTGCCGCTGCCACTTCGTTCCCTGCGGCCAGCGTAACCGCATCCGCCGCCGAAACATCGACATTTCCACTCGTCGTGGTCGAAAGCGTCAGAGTTCCCGCATCAACCGTAAAGTTGGAGGCAGCATCGGCGTCCAGGCTGATGGAAGCCGTCGTGTCCACCAGCATGTCGGACAACGTGACAACGAAATCTTCCGTGCCCGTGAACGTCACATCGCCTTCACCAGCCGAGGTCGTGATCGTGTTGCCGTTGATGTAAGCGTTCTGGAGGGTGACAGATCCACCCGTGCTCAAGGCCGTCCAGGTCGTACCTGAACCCACCGAAGTGTTCAGGTAAAGCTCAGCACCCGCACCCGTGTCTCTGAAGAACAGAGAGCCAGCAAGACCCGTGACGGAACCGCTCGGGTCTGAATCGCCAACGAACATTTCGACCGAATCACCGTTCGTTCCGGTCGTCGTGAGGGTGACAAGGGCCTCGTCTTCATCGTTGGGCCCAGTGATGTCAACCGAACCGGCGATACCAGTGGTGAACCCGTCTCCTGTCGCCAGGATGATGCTGGCACCGTCCGCCGTGCCCGCTGTGGAGCTACCCGCGGTGAGGGTAATGTCGTTGCCCGAGGCATCCGCCGCATTTGCGGTGTTCAAGGTCGCCGAAGTCGTAGCATCCAAATCAAGGATGCCTGCGGAACTGACAGCCAGGGTGCCCGAGGTCGTGGTGCTCAGAGTGAGCGTGGCGCTATCAACCGTGAAGTTCGACGCTACATCGGCGTCGAGGGAGATGAACCCCGTCGTGTCGAAGTCAACATCGACGGAGCCCCCAACAATGAAATCTTCGGTGCCGTTGATGGTGACGTTGCCTTCGACGGCGGACGTGGTGATGGTGTTCCCTGCCTCGTAGGCCGTTTGCAGGGTCGTGCCCGCTGCCGTGGAAAGCAACGTCCACGCCGTACCTGATCCGGTCGAGGTATTGACGTAAACTTCGCCGCCTGATCCCGTATCCCGAAGGAACAAAGACCCAGCGAGACCTGTGACCACCGTGTCAGGGTTGCTGTCACCCACGAACAAGCCAACGGAGTCGCCCCCGGTGCCTGTGGTGGTCAGAGTCATCAGGGCGGCGGATTCACCTACCGTCGAATCGACGGTGAAGGCTCCGGTCCCCGAGTCGAGAGCGACCGAAGTCGCCCCTGTGCTGTTACCCATCGTGATGATGCGTGCAGCCGCGCCGGTTCCGATGTTGATGGCCCCTGTGTTGGCATCGTCACCCAGGCCAAGAGGGCCCGAGGTCGAGTTGATCGCAACCCCGTCTACGCCGTCAATCTCAACGGAACCTGAAGTTGCCGTAGCCAGCGTGAGCAAGCCTGCTGTGACCGTGACGTTTGAGGCGGCCGTTCCGTCGATGCTGAACCCGTTGGAGCCTGTCATCTGCACATCGAAAGATGTGCTGTCGAAGTCGAACGGAGAGTTGAGGTCAACCCCGCCGGTCGTCGTGATGAGCAGAAGTTCAGTTCCAGCGATGACGACATTTCCTTCACCACCCGAAGTGGTGATGGTGTTGCCCGCCTCATAAGCAACTTGAAGGTCAACAACCCCCTGAATCGTGAAATCGTTGTAAACGATACCCGTCGTGTTGGTGACGGTTGAGGTCTGCCAATTGCCGGTTGAGTCTCCTTGGATGACATTCACGTTCACGATGCGAATGTCGCCGCCGCCTGTCGCATCCGTCGTGAAGTCGTTGACCACCCAAGGAACGGTGGTCCCCGTGACACCGATACCCTTGATGGTCAGAATCGTACCGACATGGCTCAAAACCTCAAAGATGCCGTCGTTGCCTTGGTCGTTCGCCCCCGCGATCTGGATAATGTCGCCCGCAGCAAATGTGCCCGCTCCTGTCGTGATGACCGTCGGGTTAGAGACAGCCGCCACACCAGCCGTGAACCCGGCAGCGGCAACCACGTCGGCCGTAGCTGTCGGCAACACGTTGATGACGAGGCCACCCGTTTGGGCAACCACGGCCGTGTAGTCGGCGTTCAGGTACAGGTGGTTGTCCCTGATGTTGACCTGCTCGCTGTGGATCGTCGTGGTCGTGCCGTTGACCGTCAGATCTCCATCCACGAGCAAGTTCGCACCCGAGATCAACTGCCAATCGACCGACGATTGGATGATGTCGGGGGTGCCGCCAGTTTCAGAAGTGCGTGGAAGACCTGTGGTCAGGTCCAAAAGCATCAGGTTGTCGGTTTGATTACCAGCCATGGTGACGTTCCTTTATCGGCGTTGGGCGAGATACTGAGGGCGGAACACAACAACGGGGGTTGCCGTGATTCCGTCAGCACCTTGAAGAGTGCCGATGGTGAAAATCGTGTTGCCTACTGCAACGGGGGGAGTGGTGGTTGCAAGACCCGAGGTCGTGGAAAGAAAAACAAGGGAACCGTTCGCGGCTCCTGCGGGGGTCGCGGTGAATCTCACAATTGGACAATCACCACTTCTAGTGGTGACTAGAACCGGTGCTGCTGCACCTACGGTCTGATTTGCCACGCCAATCACCTCCCAATTGGCCCCGGCAATAGAAGAATCCGCGCGAATTACCTCCCCGGATGTATTCAAAGCCACCAAATCCCCTGTTGTGAGGGCTTCTCCGGCAGTGAAGGTCTTGAACCCAGTGCTCGCCAGAACCGCATCAATGCCCGCCAAATGTGAAGTCAGTTCTTCAACACTGGTGGTGAACGGCCCCGTAATTGTCCGAACGTAGTTCGTTGGAACAAAGTCGATGTCGAGTCTGTCGCCATCAATCTCATCTGTTCCAAGATGGATGTGCGTAATGGCGTGGAGAGCCGGAGTGGGATCTCCGAAGCTCAAAATCCCAGCGCCATTTGTGATCAATGCTTGACCGGCCGTGCCATCCGCGAAGGGCCACGTCAGGCCGTCGATGATCACATTGTCGCCACCACCCGCGCCTGGATCGAGCACCAGATCGGTGACGCCGATGATACTGTCCCCAGTCGAAACCAGGATGTCCGTGCCCCCTGTGGTGTTCCCAAGGAGCAGCGTGGCGGCAAGGGTCTCCCCTCCTCCCCCTCCCCCGAGGATGGTGACATCTACAGCACCGGCTCCTGCGGGTGTGACCGTGACCCCAGCCCCGATGAAATCGAACGTCGAAACCGCAGCATCAACAAGGATGCCCTCGTCGTAGACTGCGACGGTCCCACCACCTCCGCCTCCCACGCCTGGAAGGAACTGACCGCCAACGTATCCGAAGACATTGGGGCCAAACCCTCCGACATCTCCTGTACTGTTGAACTGGGTGACAACCCGGCCTTCGCTCAAGCAAAGGTTGACCCCTGTCAGCGTGACCGCGGCGATGTCCGGCCCCACGGACGGGACCACAACGAGGTAGCTACCCGCTACTGCTCCCGCCAAGCCAGTAGCGGGGACCGCATTGGTGATCTCGTAGGTGGCGTTGAGTTTGCGGAACGCTCCCGTCAACCCGGTGATGGTGACGGGCTCCCCCTCCATGAACCCAATCGAGTCCAAAACGGTGGGGATCACGTTGTCGGGGATGATGAGCCGAAGCTCATTGGCAACCCTCTCGATATTTAGGACGGCTGGCCGGAGTGCTTGGCCTGTACCGGCTGGGCCACCACAGTTTCCTTTGTCACGAAGCTGGAGAATGATCTCCGACGTGATGAGGCCCAGATTCGTATTTACGCAGATGTCGCCCTGATGCCAGGAAACAAACGTCCGCGTGGACATGGGGATGTCCACAGGGGGCCGTGTCGTGCCGGCACCAAAGGGGACTGGAACCGCACGGGTGCGGTTCTTCTGAATGGTGATCTCGTCAAGGTCATAGAGCGTCACCGAAGCCGGGTTTGGACGGCCATCGGCGTATACCCCCGTGTGGGTACATCTGACGATCAGGACAGCGACGATGTTGCTCATGGCGCAGGTAGCCCCGAAAATGCAGGAATCCCTACCTACGCACTCCTATCGGGCGATTACCGACTAACCGGCCCTAGACAAATGAGCGCGGGGAAAGCACACCCCGGCCTACGTTGGGCCCGAAGCTAGATCGGACGCCAAAACCATATTTGGGCTGTTGGAGGCCCCGGATGAATTTCACTGTGATGAGCTTCGCATCCGTGGCCTTGGTGAACTGCTGCTCCGCATTGTCCTTGAGGCTCTGGTACTTGCCAGATTTATCCAACGATAGGGAAATCCCACCAATCGAATAGTCAAATTCGTCGTGAATCCAGTTCGTCGCCAACGCGAACATCGCATGGACCGTGGCAGCCCAAATGATGTTGGCTCGCCACGAGGGCTTGCGAGCACAGATGTCATTCAACGACCGGAACGAATCCGTCTCAGGAGGAAACGAGTTCCAGTAGTCCAGGCCGAGTTCCAAGTAGCAAAGAAGCTCATAGTCTTCCCAGACGTACCCGAAAACGCGGTTGTATTTCTTGATGACCTGCTCCTGCTCGGGCGGTCGAAAGTGGTAGTTCCGGTCAGGGTTGTTGTCTCGCAACACCACGCGAAACTTGTCGATGAAGTCCGCCTCACATCTCGTGAAAACCCGATCTCCGGTTTGTGCAGCGGAAGGATCGATGACTCCGAACTGCTGGACGACTTCCTGTTCTTCATCTCCCAGGGTCTTCCTGAACGTCCAACGAATCCGGTAGTCACCAGGCGAAGCACCGGGAGGAACGAGCAGAGCGGCGTAGTATTCGCCGATGGAGGGGTTGACGGGAGTACGGTCTATAGGGCCGACGGGGACTTCGATGCCGGGATACCCGACGGTCGTGTCCACGGCGTAGACGGCGTAGGAGATCTCAGCGGCGTTACAAGGGACACCGAACTCATCGACCAGATAGATCTTGAGATCGTTCCGGCCGAGTTCAGTTCCTACGTTGTAACATACGCCCACGCCCTACAGCCTCACATCGTCAAGATCAAACGGAGTGGGATCGGCTACAGGGATCTCCTCGTCCGTCTGCTCTTTGAGTTGGACCTCGGTTTTATCCGTCTCAACCACATCATCGGCGCCCTCGATCTCAACTTTGACTTTGACTTCCTGCGGCTTTTCTTCCCCAGGCTCATTACCTGAGATGAGAAGCTCACGGGTGGTCCTTTCCCACTCTCCCAAGGCGGAGAGAAGGTCGGTCTCATATTGAGCGTCAGACTGGTCGATGGACTTGTAACGAATGAGGCGCGTATACGTGGTGTTCTTGGCCTTGAACCCCTGAACGATCTGACCTTTGGCCTGTTCGACGAGGCCATCGAGTACGTCAATGCCTGTGACGGACTCCTCGATTTGAGGGACGATCTCCTCCTTGACGGCTTCCCGGGCTTCGGGGGCCACAAGTTCAAAGGCAGCCTTCTCACGACCTGCCGCAACAAGCCGTTGCAGTTGATCGTGTTGGCTGCCCTTGGCGGAGTTTTCCTCGATGAGATCCTTCAGGTGCATCGCACTCCTAGCCCATCGCGTCGTGAGTAAGGGCTTTCATCGCTTTGATCTCGTCGGCGTAGGTGAGAGCGGGCACCTTGCTGGTTCGATTGAAAAATTGCTTCTTGAGATCGCTGATGGTGTCCATGTTGTCGAAAACGAAGTACACCCGACCACCCTCACGGACAGTCTCTTGCAGAAGAACCCCGGCTACTTTCAAATACGCCGCGTAGTAGAGGTCCGATGTCCGGTATCCATTTGTTTGTTCCATTTTTCATTTCCTTATTTGACCATCCCCCCGAAGGGGGAGGAGGGAGAGGAACGGAAAATACCGTTCCCCTCAAGCTCTACAGGACCGTGCCCGTCGCCGAGTAGACGGTCAGGGCTGCCCCCTGCGTGTCCAGGTAGGTGAACGTCGCCCGCTTGTAGCGCGAGATGTTCCCTTCGGCATTGGAGATGACGAACGCTCCGGTGTCGTATAGAGCCCGGTACGTCCCAGCAACGAAAGCTCCATTCGCGGCTGCGGTCTTGACACCACCCACAGCCAGGTCTGTACCAGACGGGATCGCCCATGCGTTCCCCGCCATGGCACTCAGAAGCTCCGTCAAGACACCAGTGGAACCTCCCGCCGTTAGTGTTGTGCCACCCACAACACCAGCGAGAGCGGCGTTGACAGCCGCTAGATCCATCACGGTTCCAGCTTGAGCGATGGCGACCAACGCTGCCGTTGCCGCATCGGCTTCTACGCCCGTGAACGGAGCACCCGCACCAGCGGTGGTGTTGATGTTGCCCAGCAGATAGGCGGAAACGCCCGTCAGATCGGACGAAGTGGTGAACGTGGGACCAGCCCCAACGAAGCCAGTCGCGGCTGCGTCGGGGATGTTGTTGACGTATCCCGACTGTCCCGGAGCCGTGAGGACATAGTTCCTCTGAGACGTGTTGGGCTTGAGGTCCACGACCTGCATCTCCTCTTCGGGGATGTCAGTCCGGCGCATTACCAAGAAGACTTGAGGCATCGTTCTTGTCCTTTTCTTACGGCGTGTAGAGGGTGCCGTCGTCGTTGTAGACCACGACAGCTTCTCCGTTGGGAGTGCCTGCGACACCCGCGTAGATGAACCCGGTGTCCGAGAAACCCTCAAGCTCACCAGTGGCGAACGAGAGAGTCAGCGACCCGCTGTTGTAGATGTTCCGCAGCGACCCCGCCACGAAACCCGGACCCCCAGCGGCTCCCACTGCGGGAGAGACATCCCAAACAATGGCCGCGGTCTCAATCTGGACGCCCCGCGGCGTTTGGAACTGACGACCAGCCAGGATGTCCAACACGCTGGTGAGTTGAGCAGCCGTGATGGCCGCACCACCGACAAGAACACCGTTGATGGCACCCAATGTCAGGACACCGGCTGCGCTGGTGAGATCCCCGTAGGCGTAAAGCGCCAGGATAGCCGCAGCGCCCGTGTTGGCGTCCGCTGCTGTGATGGCCGCCGCGTCTGCACCGCCGGCCATGCCGACGGGGCTGAACCCAGCACCGTTGGAGGAAGCCAGGACAAGGTTGCCTGCCGTGCCATCCATGTCGGCCGTGACGGTCACAACCGCAGCCGCCGGAACCGCCGTCACGAGAGTGGACAGAGTGCCACCGCCGTTGGCCGGGTCATTGATGGCCGCTGCCAAGTCAGTTGCAATGCCCGGGTCAGTGCCCGATGCGATGCTGAAGTCGTTGGCACCCGAGGTACGGGCACCAGCAACAGCCGTGAACAACTGCGGACCAACCGTCACGGTGTCACCCGCGATGATCGGCGTGGCGAACACCAAGGTGAACGTACCGACGCCAGGGGCTCCGGTTCCGTCATTGAGGTTGGTGATGATCCAAGCGGCCAAACCGTTGGCCGCGCGGTGCATCACCGTGTCGCCAGCGCCGTTGACAGCAGTGACAACCGTGTCGTTCTGCACCGGATCGACGTATTTCGTCTGTCCGGGGGGATCGTAGATGAGATTCCGCTGTGACGTGTTGGGCGTCAGGTCCAAGACCTGAAGCGTCGCAGCCGGGATGTCACTTCTTTTGAGGATGATGTACGGCATTTTTTGTCTCCCGGTGGCTTAGGCCACTGCGCCGGTGTCGTCGTACACGACAATTGCTGGGGCCAGCGTTCCTTCGTACTCAAAGGTCGTCGCCTTGTAATCGGCCAGGTTGCCTTCTCCATTGGAGATGTTGAAAGCACCTGTGGCGTAGTAGGTCCGCGAAAGGAACGAGAACGAACCTTGGCGAGTGGGGTTGAACGTGGCGCCGTCGGTATCGACCGTCGAACCACCCGGAAGAAGGTACTTGCTTCCTTGGAGCAGGCTCATCACCTCGGTGAACAGACCAGTGGACGCACCAGCCTCGACTCCCGTACCACCGGTAGCGTCAGCGACACCGTTGGCCGTGAGGCTCAAGTCCATGTCGGCCAGCGTGAGAGCGGCACCGGACTGAGCCTTCGTGATCATGGAAGCTGCCGATGCGTTGGCAACCGCAGCCGTGAGCGCGGCACCACCAGCATCCTCCACGTTGTCGATGAGGTATGCGGCCAAACCGCAGTAGTCACGAACCGTGAGGATGGCGGCAACAGGGGCAACCGTTGCAACGGATTGGTTGTCCGGGATGTTGCGAACGTAGCCCGACTGCCCGTCACCGGGATCGTAGATGAGACTCCGCTGGGAGGTATTGGGCTTGAGATCGATGACCTGGAGCACCCCGTTGGGGATGTCGGTTCGACGCATGATGATGTACGGCATCTGGAAATCTCCTGGGCCCGGAGTGGGGGCGCTTTCCCAATTGAGGAAGCTATAGGCTGACTATTGATAACGCGCGGCTACCGCAGCCCAGTAACGGTGGAAACGATCATGGAAAAGGCCGGAGCACCGGCAGCGGCGCAGAACACCAATTCATCTTTCATGCCACTGGCGTGCGTGATGGTGGTCAAAGGATCGATCTGCATGAGGGGCTGCCCGAGAGCCGCCGCAAAGAACAGCGGGTTTGCCGCATCGTGATTTGTGATCGACATGGCATCCGCAAAAGCGGGAACACCAAAAACGAGTGCTCCGGGAGGAGCCGGCAATCCAGCAACCGCAGTCGCCAACGTCGGGGCATTTCCAGCAAGGGTCAACGCCGGACGCGGAACTTCAAAGTATCTCGGATCCTGCACGATGAGGATCTTCGATTGATTGGTCTCATCAGCAGTTCCCGGAAACGCTCCACCGGGGAAGGCCGGGGCCGCAACCGTGCGAACCTGAACCCGCATGAACGCGAGTTGGTTGTCCGGTGGGACCACCAAGGTCGTCGGTGGGTTGAAGAACTCGTTGGGGTCGTAGGTCGCACGAGTCTGTCCTCGTGTCGTGTCCCCGCTGACTCCAAGCCCGGTCAGACGAATGGTCTTCGTCCGAAGGGTCTGCCCACGGTTCACATCGAAGATCGCTTCGGTTCCAGTACCCGCCGTCGGCACAACCCCGTTGAACGGCCCATAGGCGTTGTTCAGGCTGTTCGCAACACGAATGCGGTAGCCCAGGATGTCCGGGTCGTTGATGAACTGAAGGGTCAGGTAGCCCTTCGACCTGTCAAGGATGCTGGGGACCGGAATCATGCCGACTTAGTTTCCTTCCGAGCACGGGCGTCATACCCACTCGTGTCTTTGCCCTTGTCCTTGGCGAGTTTTGCAGCATCAGCCCAAGAGGCCGTTTGTTCACCTCCGACATTGGGGGAAAGGGTCGGAATCATGCCGTCCCCCTTCTGCTCCCGTTCCTTGGATGCCAGCCGTTTGTTCTTGTCCTTCATCTGTCCGGCGATGCGGTTGTTCTTGGAAGCCCAACCGTCCCCACGGAAGATGGTGCCGGGGAAGGCACCCATGACTCGCGGAGCCGATTCGCCACATTCGGGGCATGGCTGCGGATCTTGGTATTGGGCCAACGGGATCAGTTCCTCAAAACCGTTGCCACAGGAATTGCACTCGTAGTTGTAGGTCGGCATCTCAGGAATCCTCCTTTGCAAGATACCGAGCGGCTACGCGCTCAATGAGCTTGCGGTGGAGATGGGCTTGCGCCACATGCGCTGCACTGGGTTCCGTCACGACCTGGATCTCAATTGAGTCGGCGCTATCGGCCAAAAAGCGAGATCCGAGCTTTCGCAGGGGGGACTTCTGGGGACGTACAAAGAACCGTGCTGACCGCTCCAGCACCGCGTAGACGTGTTTGCAGACGGGATGCTCATGCTTGGGGTCACGGATGACCGGCGTCGCTGCTGAGCCTCGTGGACGCCCCAGGAGGTAGTCGCTCTGTTTCGCCCAATGCTCTGGACCCTGCCACTGCCAGAACGGGCAATTGCAGGAGATCCTCAAATTGAGCTTGTCAAAGTTCTTGGCGGCACCCCGTTTGAACGCCTGGACCTTGACCAGCCATTGGCCCGATTTCCAATGCCAGATCCAGTTCTTTGTATCCGTGCGAAGAAGGGAAGGCGGCCGGTCTCGTGACCGAAGCTGAATCTCACGATCCACATGCCGCAAGATGTCTCCCATCGTCGAGGCTTGTTTCACCTCAAAGTTGTTGTTCCGCTCGTACTGATCCTGGCGACCGTCGGGGATCTGCTGGGTGAAATTCACGATGTCCGTGTAATAGGACATCGGGATGACCTTGCCTGATCCAGAGGTCGGGTTGTTCACCTGGACATTGGGCACCCCAGCCGCCGGAGGATGGTGCTGGGTAAACAACCCCGGTTGATGTTTCTCGTCGAGATTCGGAGCCCGCTGGGATTCGCCTTTTTGCTTGCCCGGAGATGTACGAGGAGTTCCAGTGTCCTGGTTCTTCCCTTTCCCGAAGTTCTGATCTAGCTGGCCTGGAGGCTGTGTCTTCTTGGTGGTCGTGTTCCAATCAACCGGCCAGTTCGCACCCAACATCTCCCACGCTGCCATGAAATCCTCGTGGCTTGCGTACACCTTGGAGGCGGATCCTGGCTGCTTTGGTGTCCGTGATCTGTACTCAGGCTTTGTAGTCTTACGCTGTCTCTCCTGCTGCTTTGGCGTAAGTCCTTGGCTCTTTGCCTTTTGTCCTTGTTCTTCGCGCCACGCTTTCGTTCTCTCAGCCGGAGTACCAAAAGGGCTTTGCCCTTTCCGTTTGTAGCGGTTCGGATATTGCCGATAGTATTTCCGGTAGCGTTTGTTCTGAGGATCGCGTTTCTCGCGGGTCTGATAGTCGCGTTTTTCTTGAATCTTTTTCCCAGGATCACGCAGATACTCCTGGCGTTTCTTTCGGCGATACCCGGGAGGGAGCCGATTTTGGCGCCCAGACCCCGAAGGGATTGGAGCCGCGGTGCGGTCTTCGTCTTCTTCGTCTTCAGCCCCCGTGACCTCATTGCGACGAGTCACGGTGTTGTAGTCGAACTTGGTGGGATGTCCGTATTGCTCCCCAGGCTGCGACAACGTACGGGCGGGGTAATGGTCGTTCTTGTTGTAGACCGTCGGACCAACCTTCTTTTCCCGCGACTTGGAGTGACCAGAGGGCAGAGGGAGCGCCCTCTCCTTCTCACGAGCTACACCTGGCTGTACGGGCCACGCAGCGTCGAGAGGGCCTTGGCCGGTATCCGTCTTGTTCTCAAGTTGAGAGGGGAGGATTCCGAGTTGGGATTTGTTGTCAACGACGGTCTTGTAGCCAGGGGTGTCCTGCCATCGAGGACGGAAGGCCGTCTTGGACTTCTCGACGACAGCGGGGATACGGTCCCAACCGTTCTTGACGGCATTGGCGAACGTCGAGTTCCCATCAAGGACGGTGTACTTTCCTGCTCCATCCAACCGCACGGAGATGGGTTCGCGTTTTGATTTCTTGCCGTCGTAGGCAAGAGCCATGAATTTCCCTGCGTTCTCGATCCCTTGAGGCCGCGCCCGCGAAGGCGTCAACATCCTCAGTGGGAGGAGCACGGCGCCAGGACTTCGTTTGAAGTAGCGCCAGGGGTCTTCAGGCAACGTCGTCATTTACCCCTGCCGCTGCCGCTCCAACCAGCGAGCAGCAACACGCTCGGCGGTACCGCGCATCATGGGGGCCGAAAAAGAAGCGGACCCTTCGACCGTGGCATCGACCATCGCTCGGCTGGAAATGGGAAGGCGATCTTTGAGATGCTCCTGTCCCATCAAGGACAAGGCGTAGCTGGTCTCATCAAGCTGACCTTCGACCCGTTCCACCAACTTCGGAATGGCAGAAAGGAGGTCCCCGGCCACTTGGAAGATGTGCTCTTTTTCGGGAGAGGACTCGACGAGCGTCTCCACCTTTTTGAGCAATTGGTGGAGACGGTGAGCATCTACACGAGCGGCGTTCACGCCACCCGCAACGAGTGCCCAGCCTGCTTGGCTTCCTGCTTGTTTGTTGGAAGTCATGGACCGCCCTCACAAGGGGGCGGCCCATTGACCAATAACCGAGACGGCTATCCCGCCGCCGTTTTGCTCTGGAGCACTTCTGCGAGGCGTTTCTTGATTTCCTCGCGGACAGTCTCCGTCTCGACGGCCAGGATGCCTTTCAGGTATTGAGGCTTTTTGAGGTACTTCATCGCCCCTTCGACACGATCCTGCCAACGTCGGTCCTTGTTCCATTCAAAATCTGGAATGAGCATCTTGATGGCTTTGTAGGCCGGGTCGTCTTCAGGGCGCAGGTAGACCTTGGGGGCGGGGGTCGTGGCGGCATCGGGAAGAAGCTCATCCAAGGTTTCTCCTGATCGAGCTTCTTGGACATCACCTGTGGCAATGGGCCCTGGGGGTTTCTCCCCGGGCTTGGGGGCCGGGGGGCCCAACCGCTCGATGTCCAGTTGCTTGCCCTGCTCCGTGCGCTCGATGGCGGAACTGTTGGTGTTCGCGTCCGAGGCGATGAAGCTACGAGTCGCAGGGGACTTGATGCGTCCCACCGCAACACCACCACTATCCGCCTCCATCGTTTGCATCTTCTTGTGCCCACCGACTTCGGCTTCAGCACTCATGCGTACCGAGTCGGTACTGGCCTGTTTGACCTTGGCCCGCTCCTCCATGCTGATCGCCCCCGCAGCTTCTCGGGACAACGCGATCCGACCCACGTCCCTTTGATCCTCGTCAACCACGATGACCCCGACTTTACCAGGACGAGGCGGCTGAACCGCTCTCGCTTGGGGTGTCGCTGCGGCGATGTTGAGCGTTGTGCTCCGCTCGTGCTCAACGATGGTGCGGACGACTGTGCCCGCATTTTCGGTGTCCTCGTCACCATTCTTGATGGGCATGGACAGCCGCTCCTCTGCTTGCACAGGGAACTTCTTTTGCTCGTTCTTGGGCGCTGCGGCTTTCTTGGCGGCTCTCTTGGGCGCCTTCTTGGCTACCTTGCGTGTGGATTTGGGCGCCGGGTCTTCGTCGCCCTCCATGTCATCGAGCATTGAGAACAAGGAGAGCATGTCCGTTTCGATCTTCTCACGGACATCTTCTTCCTCGCCTTCGTCCTCATCCTCAACTGGAGCGTGCAACATCAACTGGAGCGTGAGCCAGCCGTTACAGTCGGCGGAGATCTCCTTGGCGATAGAGTTCATCTCTTTGTCGCCGCAATTGAAGGTTGTCTCCTCGTTGAACTCGATGAGTTCCTGAAGGTACTCGTGAGTGGTGGTGAGGTAATCCGTCTCGGGCTCCTCGACCTGAGTTTGGACCGCCGCTTGTGCTTCGGGGCTCTCCATGACGGGGACACCCGACGAGATAGCAGCGTGCTTGGCCTCTCGGTCTTTCCTCCGCGCGTCCACGGTTCCAGCGACTTGCTCCTCGGCATCCTCCACGATAATCGTGCGCATGGGGCTCTTGTCGGGCCCACGCTGTTCCGTCTCGCGGACTTGGATGTTGGCCGACTTGGGTCTGTAGATGGACTCGGTGTCGGCAGCGTTGACGAACCATCCCGCTTTGATGGCTCCTCGTAGCTGGGTAATCCCACCGAACTCACGGCCATCCTTTAGGATGATCGTGTCGCCGTCGTAACGGAACACTTCATCCTTTTGGACGTTGTATCCGCTCGTCTGCGTGTCGATGGCACCGACGTTGATCGTCTCGGTGGCCCGATAGGCATGAAAGGCTCCAGCCTCAAATTCTACTTCCGGCATTTGATATGATCCTGATTCGCGGAGATCGCGGGCAAGATCACCTTACCCACGTTCTCCAAAATCGGATCAATGGACGGTTTCGCCGCCCTTACGGAGAACACCGTTCCTGGGCATCTCTACGGGCTCTGGGCCCTCAAACTTGATCATGGCTTCCCCCAAACGCTCGCAGATGGCCGAAAGGAAATCGCGCCGAACGCGGACTCTCGACACTACGACGGCCTCCTCCTCCTGGGCCGAATACACCATGAAGTCGAGAAAACAGTCTTCACCAATTTCTTCGACAACGCGGAAGGCGTTGGCGAACTCTCCGAATTTGACCTCGGGTTCAACCTTGACCTTTGTACTGCGCTCAGATTCAGACATAGGCTTCAAGTCCCGAACACTTTACCTGTGCTCTGCAAAACTAAGCTCGCCTTCTTGCCAATTAGCGGGACTTATAGGCACTTCACCGACTGAATTTGTCGAGGTAGACGTGGATCTCCGGCGAGTTCTGGAACCATTCCGCTTCCATGCGCAAATGGGAGAAGGTGGCGTGAAGTTCGCCCTCCTTCTTCATCGTACCGGGGACCACACCAAGAAGCCTAAGTTTGTGCGCATTCGCCACTTGCAACTCCGCGATACGACGTTCGACATCTTGTGACCAACCTATCTTGACCGGGCCTTCTGTACCCGACTCCACAAAATACACATGGCCGTCGCGCTCGTGCAACGGAATCCAGTTGGCGTCGTACCGAATGGGGTCGGCATCGACGAGACCGGCTGAGTCAAGGTGTTGCCACTTCCCGCTTGGGATCACCCCGTAAGTAGGTTCCTCTTTCCCCGGTTCGTAGCCGTACCGAACAACCTCTCCCTCTTTTCGCAGCGCCACGAAGTCCCACTGCTCGCGTCCTTGGATGCGCGCCGCATGAGTGGGCTTGAAGTCACCCAGTTCAACGGTGGGATACCGGGCGATGAGGTCGTCTTTAGTGACGATGATCGGACGGGCCATCGTCTATTTTACGCAGAATCAGGCCGCGTCCAACATCCAGATTTGGATGGCGACACCCACAGCACACTGCTTGGGCATCCCTGTACCGTTCTCGCTCACTTGTCCAAGCTCGTAGCTCACGTAGAGGCTCTCGGCGGTTCGATCCATGTTGAGCTTGATCTGATCCTCGGGAACACCCCACAGGCGTTGGACTCGGAAGTTCTCCCGGTACGCCTGGACTTCAAGAGCCCATCTGCCCTCGGCAAAGATGTAGTGCTGAAAGAACTTCTTTTCGCCCAAGTCCTCGTACTCACGAACATGCACGAACTCGTGCCACAAGATGCCCGCTTGGACGGCCGACGAGGAATCGGGAAACGTCTTGCTGATGTAGATCGTGTCCGGGAACGTGGTGTTGAACTTGTCCCACTGCTCCAACCCCTCCGCCTTGGGAACGATGTCAATGCCCTTCTCGTTGAGGGATGCCTTGACCTTCTCCAAAGCCATCTCGGGATCGTCGGGGATCTCCCCTTCAGCGGAGAGGTACTGCGTCCCCTTCGCCAGATCGAGGTAGTAGGGCTCACTCGGCTGACAAGAGTCGCCATCCCACGTTGGCGGACGCGGTGCTTCGTAGAAACCAGGGCACCCAGCAAGGAGAACGAGAAAGGCTGGAAGTAACCGTTGCATCAATCACCAATGCCGAAGGACGACCAGTTGTAAAGCAATACCGCGGAGTCGGAAGTTTTTTGGACTCCACTCCCTCGGTATCCTGAAGAACCTGGAACGCCGCCCCCGGTAGTGGGGCGGACTTCCTTCAGCACCTTCATAATGGTCCGCGTCAGCGTTGGCTCGTCCGACCGCACGATGAGGTAGCTGTCATCGGAGTAGGACTCCTGTGTGGAGTAGGAACCGATCTCGGCCACGCCAACACAAGTGTCTTCTTGAGGAGTGCTGTACTTTTGCTTGGCGATCTCACGTTCCAACAACGGACGCACCTTGTTGGCGAAGGCTCGCATCCACGGCTGCTTGGCTCCGTCCGGCTTCGCCATGATCTCAACGGACGGCATCGACTTCTTGTGCGCCGGATCGTACTTGGTGCAGGAAGTGATGGTCGCCAGAAGGTCCGGCTTCTTGCCTCGGGTATGTCGGCTGACCCCCACCATCTTGAGAGAGGCGGTCTTCTGAATTTCTGCGACCAGGGCTTTCCCAAACTCGGGGTGTTCCTTGGCAACCTTCAGAACCGCTTGTTTGATCTGAGACATGGAGGCTCCTATTCAGGGGAGGGCTATAGGCGGTAAAATGAACCCATGTGGTGGGTCTACGTCCTTCAAAGCCTAGAAATCCGCGTGGGTAAGCGAGGGAACCCACTCCCCGGTTTCCACTACGTCGGCTCGACCACCGATCCTGCGCGTCGTTTGCGCCAGCATAATGGTGAAATCAAAGGCGGAGGGCGCTATACCGCCACGCATCGGCCGTGGATCCCGCGTGCATGTTACGGACCCTACAAGGACCGCTCAGAGGCTTTCAAAGCCGAGATGAAACTCAAGCGGACCAAGAGGGGTCCGGCTCGTTGCAACTGGTCTCCGACCGACCACGAGCTTTGTAGGGGCCTTGGATCAGAGCACCCGTGGGTCTCGGACCCTCACTGGGGCTCCAAAGCGGCGTCCAAATCCAAATGACCGTGCCAGTCCCAGTAGGCTTTGACCAACGCCTTGTAGTCGTCGCTCATAATGCCGGCTGGTTTGAGTGAATCGGCGAACGCCATCGCTTCTTCCAGGTTCATGCCCATGTACGTGATGGCGTAGCCGGCTACGACGGCCCCGGTTCTGTCGGTGCCATTCATGCAGTGGACGTAGATCACCGCATTGTCGAGCTTGCGAAGAACCTCCAGGTACTTGATGAGCCCAATGAAATTGTAGCTCTTGTTTTCGGGGCCAAGAACAATCCCATCGTGACCGCCTTCGATTTGCCACCAAACCCAACTCCCAGGGGCGATCCCGTTGTTCAGATGGATACCGTCTCCCATGAGCCGTCGGGGATCCCAGTTGGGCTGGTTGAACTGGGGAGGGATGTTCTGTGCCGGAGGGAAGATGACGGGATGCAAGCCGTAGGTCAGGAGTTCGACCATCCACTGGTCCCTCTCGGAACCCTGGATGTTGTCGATGAGGCTCACGTCGATGAGCTTGGTCCCCGGCTCGATGTCCAGAGCCATGCACATCTCGTGGTAAGCGAAATCGCCTTTCTGGTTCAGCGGTAGGTTCCCGCGCCAGATCTTCGTGTCACCAAGTTGGTCGATGCACGCACAACGCTCGGGGTCGAAAATCGCAGCCATCGGACCTATTTGACGTGCTTCTTCATGTCGCGCTTGAGCTTCTCCATGAAGGCACCCAAGCTCTCATTGGCGACGTATCCGCCAGGCTTGTCCTGTGTCTCCCACTTGGAAACGATCTTGGCGGCCTCCATCAGATGCTTGAAAAAGCCGTCGTATTCCTTCTTGGAAACGGGGCCGCCACCAGGGGGAGCGAGTGCGGCCTTTTTCTGAACGGCAGCCACGAGCTTCTTGCGAAACTCAGGATCCGCCTTGGCTCGCTTCATGGCCTCTTGGACAACGGCTTCTTTTTTCATGGTGGCGGATCTCTGGTTCTGACGGTGGTCTCGTTCGCTTTGAGCCCATTTGGCCTTCAAGGATTTCACGACCGCAGGATCGACCTTCTTCAGATCGAAATCAAGGTCTCGGGTCTTCGACTGCCGAAGCTCTCGCTGAGCTTTCTTGACGGCACCCTCGGCGTCCTTCTTCTGATAGGAAGCCCCATCATTCTCCGCCATCACATGCAGTTCTTCCGCAAGACGCTCCTGCTCGGGGTCCAAGGAACGAAGAAACGGGTTGGCTGTTTTGCCTGTTGCCATCCGAAGAAACCAACCCGTCTGCTTCTCAAATGTGGGGACCAAATCTTCAGCGTAGATGCCACGGTACTTCTTGACCGGCTTCTTGCCTTGGCTCATCGCCCAGTTGAAGAACTCCATGTCGTAGTCATCACGCCCTGTCAACGTGATCTCGACGTAGTTCCCTTTGGATCGTTGACGGTTCGGCCACGAAAACGCCAAACCCCTTGGAAGGGACGTGAGGTTTTTGGCACCGATCATCATCATGCCGCGCCGACCACCCATCTGCTCCATGATGGTCTTCGCAATCTGATTCGCTGTTTTGCCGGAGCCCTTCAGCTTGTCGATGAGTTTGGAGACGTTCTCCGCCGGCATCTTCTCCAGCTTGTCTTTGGTCGGACCTGACTTGCCCTGCTCCTTGATGAGATCAAGGGCGAAGCTCACTTGTTTGTCCGAAGACTTCGTAGGCTCGTCCTTCATGGAGTCGATGGCGTCGGAGACTTCCTTGCCAGACATCCCTTGGAGTTTGGACTTGTCGTAGTCCTTGCCCTTCTCCTTGGCGAGATCCAGGGCATACTGGATCTGATCAGCCGTGGGTTTGTTGTCTTCAGCCATGGTCAGGCAGCCTCCACGTACCAGTCCTTGTGCATCTGGACCCAAGTCTTGAGCATCTGGGCTGCACCACGCTTGTCGCCGGCACCAGCCACGATGCCCACCGCGAACGGCAACACAGTGCTGTCCCACCCAAGTTTCATGGCAACGGAACTCGGGGCAACCTTGGTGGTGCCGGAGTAGTCCGCCATCGGCACGTTCATGTTGCCGCCTTCACGGTGGAAGTTGGCGTCTTCCAGCACATCGTAGGCGAACTGCCCGGCCTCGGCTGGCTTGCCCTTGAAGATCCGGCTGAACTTGGAGATGAGGCTCTTGACCTCGGGGTACTCCATCTGCTCCAAGAAGATCATCTTGGGCGTTTTCTTCTTGGGAGGCTTGGGTTTGCCCGTCGGGTAAACACCTTTGAGGTAGATCTCCATCTTTTGGATGGCATCTTGGAGAGACGCCAGTTGCTCGGGGTCTTCCCATCCCGGCTTCTGTCGAATCTCCTCGTACTTACGCAGGTTCTCCACAACTTTCTGGAGATAGCCCCACGCCGGAGTCTCACCACTTCGCCAAGACTGTTCGACTTTCTTGCCGGCACCACCGGGGATCCCCCGAAAATATCGAAACTGATTGGTGGTCAACATCGCCGGATTGGTTGAGGCACCCTTGTAGACGAACCGCGTCGGTACGTTGTCGTCTTGGGACTCACTCGTGTTGCCCCACTTGAGCGCGTGACGGGCGAGCATGTCGGCGAGCTTGCCGCCAATCTCCTCCTCCAAGATGTCCTCCAAGAGTATTGCAACCTGGGTGTCTTTGGAGAGCAGGGGACCTTGCGTGTTGTGGATGTCGATGTCGCCGCTTTGAGCTTGCACGACATTGTAGACACCTTTGAAGGGCCACTCTCTCCAGCCCCCCATGCCCATCCGAATCCCGATGGTCCCGGACATGGCGACCTTGCCACTGGCGGTGTCATCGACTTCGTTCAAATACGACTCAAGGATCTTGACGCCATTGAGCTTGAACTTCACGTTCAGCGTTTTCACGTCACGGGATACTTTGCGCAATTCGGCCCTGAACACCCCAGTGAGTTCAGGGTGGTTTTTTGCGCAATTGGCGATGGCTTGTCGTAGGTCCACAGGCACCCTCTGCCAAAGGCGAGCCTATAGCCGGACTACCCGGAACCGGCCGGCACCCACTGGTAGATAGGCGCCCACCGCATCGGAGGGTTGGGATCGCGCCCTGGGCCCTCGTTCTCGATGTCCCAACGGCAAAAGTGCCCCTTTTGGGCGTTCTTCAGCCAGCACTTCGGGCATCTGTGACTCCCCGCTGGAGTCTCCAAATGCTTCGCCTGCATCGGGATGGGCCTCCAGCCCACAACAATGCGTTTGAAGCCCGGACGGGGCTTCCTGGGAGGGTTGGTGTTGTCAGAATGGTTCTTGTGGTCGGTGTTTTTGCTCATTGCGGACTTCCAAGTTGGAAGTCAGCTAGGGCGGTCCACGGACCTCAAGAGTATTCAGTTGTGATGGGGATGCCATCCGGTATCGGGAATCTACGGTTGGCCCCGGCCTCTGTCAATCCCAAAACCCAGTCGTTGAACGGTTCGGGTCGTCGGCCGGAGATGTTCGGTCGGATCCCAGTTTTGAGTCAAGGCGTTCCACGGCAGAGGTTCCACGGACGAATTGAGGGCTTAGATCGATCCAAGGGGCTATCTGAGCGCCAAAAGCGGCCCCGGATGTCGTCGAGCCCAGCGAAGTCGGGCCTGGGTGTTTACGTCTGCTGTGACTCCGAGATGTTCGGTCGCTACCGGCCAACGAGCTTCTTGAGGGATCCCAGGATGCCGGTGGTGTGACGCCCCGTCGGAATCACCGCTTCCCCTTGCTCATTGAGCAATCGGTCCATCTCATCCCAATGGATGAGAGCATCTCCACCGCTCCCCCATGCCGGGCCCCAGGAGTTGTGCAGCGTGAACGTCTTGTTCTTCACATCGACGCCTTTGCACAAAATGGCATGGCCTCCCGCCACCTGACCTTCGACATGGAGATACCCGCAGGAGTGGGTATCGAACATCCCCTCGTACCAGGCAATCCCCAGGACAGCCGGCCCCGCATAGCCGACGGCCATGACGAGATCGTTGAGCCCGAAAGCCCATTTGTAGCCGTCGATGTAGCCCAGCTTCTTGAGGATCTTGACCCCAGCCAGGACCGCCGTTCCTTCGTATTTCGGAGAAGCCCCGGGATAACTGCCGCCCTCCCAGGGGTCGATCTTCTGGGCCTCCCAGTAGACCTGCTCCTTCGCAAAGGCGGCACTGAGATGCTGGACTTCCGCCGGACGAGCAATCAGTTCGTGCGTCATCGAGAAGCCAACACAAGCGCCCTCAGAGCCTTGGTCGAGATACTGGGCACACTTCCATGTGTAGCTCCGGGGCTTCTTCTTGGTCCCCACAGCGGCCATGACGGGGTGGTTTCGGGACCGCTCGTCAAACTGCTTCAACCGGGCCAGCCGGATGTCTTGAACTTCGGAACCGTCTCGGAGCTTGATGGGATCAGCCATGTCGTACCTACAGAGGAGTACGACATAGGACGGTTAGCTATCTCCCGTTTTTCGGGGGCTACCCATAAACAAAGAGAGCCCTCAACCCCCGAAGGATTGAGGGCTCTCGGCGCTCGTTTTCCCTCAAGAGGAGGGGGCCACCGCACTAAGGAACTTCTCGGGTTTGAAATCCGAAGCCATCGTCAGCAAGTGGCAATAGAAAAGCCCCTCTACTTCCGTATGATGGAGAGTTCCTCATCAATGAGTCCGTCACGAAGAATGAGGGTTGCCTCATTCTTTTGGGTGGGCGCGACTTTGCATTTGTCCAACGTAACGGAAAAGGCACCCTCCACAACGTCTGAGGGCTCGATCCGCATCCTCACAGAAGAATAGAACGACCATCCTTTGCCCCCTTGCCACTTGTAGCCGGAATACCCGTGGTTTCCCCCCTTCTCTGCTTTGGTGAAACCGAGAATCGTGTGCCCGGTTTGTCGGACCCTTGCTTTAATTTTAGGAAAAACTGTATTCATCTTCCCGCAAAGTTTGGCGGCTTCATCACCGGAGGTGCCTAACCGAACATCATCGACCAAGACGAGTCCTGCTGGACCCTTTTCCAAACCCGACGCTCCATAAATCATCGAAATCCCCGTGTCAGCATCAGGAAGAGTCGCGGTTTCCACAAGAAACCTCGGACCCTGATAAGTCCGCAAAAGAACCTCACGGATATTCTCAAAATGATCGCGGTCAATTCCGACTTGGACAAGATTGCCTCCAGGGTAACCGTCGCACACATGATTCTCCCCTCCAATAAGTCGGTCCAAAAGGGCGCTTCCCGTCGAGAAGGGGGGAAATACCTTTCTCGGGGTTGAAAACTCCTTTTCAACGTCGGCGCGCACTCTTGCCAACGCCCTTTCGCGTGCCTGTTGGGCTCTTTCTTTGTTCTGGGATCTTTGTTCTTTACTCAACCGCGCCATGTCCTCACCTTACCCCAGAGTGTCGCGGCTCTGGCGTCAGTTTTTTGCGGGTGTGATGGTGCCCATGACAGTCATCACACAAGACGGACAAATCCGTCATCGCCTCGCGGCCGAGAGTTCGATAATGCCGGTGATGTACCTGGAGATTATTACGGTCGTTGCAGAAGCAGCAGGAATCTCCGTAATACTCACGGGCTGCTTCGCGTTTACGAAGCCAGTGCTCTGACATCAGGTAGTCCTGATAGTCCTCGTGGCCGGCGTAATGGTCGAATCTCTGGGCCTCCCACTCGCGCTGCTGTTGTTCCTCACGCTGTCGTTGCTTTTCAAGGAACTCCTCGCGGTTTCCCTCCGTCCGACGTTTCCGTTTTGCTGCCACGTCCTTGAACTCGTGGTCGAACATCTGCTTGATCAGCAACCCAAGCCGTTGGGGAGTCCACGGATCTTCGGGCTCAAGAAACCAGAAAACTTCTTTCATTTTGAGACGATGTGTCCAATAGCGATCCAACATCGCCCTGGTGACTTGGGGAGCCTGTCGGCGTAAAAGTTTGCCGGCTTCGGGGCCGATATTCTTCTTTTGGGCGAGAAGCACGTCCTCACGCTCATTCAGTAAACGCTGGCGCAGATCGTAGATGTGCTGAAGCTCCTCCTCGATCTCTCCGCGAGTACGAAAAAACCATCGGACGACCTGTCGGGCTACGTCTTGCTCCTGAGAGGAACCCGTCAGCACATCGTAAGACCCAAAAGAGAATGGGACGTGTTGTGTGGAGGGATCAACCATCCCTTCTTGTACGCCAAACCCAAACTCTGCGAATACCCGAAACGAGAAAGCCCCCGTCCCCAAAAGGGACGAGGGCTCTCTGCACTCGTTCGTAGATCTGATCTACTAGCGCGTGACCGTGAGGCGGGTGAGGCCCTTCGGGTTGTACGCACCAATGCCCAAATTTTCAAAGACCGAGAAACCAATCGTCCGTGCCTTGGGATCATCGGCCGACAGAACGGTGAGTTCTGTGCGAACGGGAATCCTGCCGAACATTTCTGGCTCACAACACACGTAGACCGTACCTGCGGGCACGATCCGGCTCGTGATGACCTGGGCTCCCCAGAGGGTAGCTTGCAGACCAGTCTTGAGCAGTGTTGCCTGGCTCTCGATGTCGAGAATGTCTCGACCGAACTTACGGATGTCCGCGTAGTCCCGAGCGTTCATGTAGACGCGAGCAACACGAAGGTCGTGACGCTCGATCAACGCGAAGGCATCGGCGAGAACCGCCCCAGAGATGGGTGCAACAACCGGGATGTCCGGGTTGGTGCCACCAGGAACGCTGTCGAACCCTGCGGTTGCGATAGCGTCAAGGACGGCGAACACTCGCTCATCTTCAGCGGCTTGGATCTGCGCACGGGCGAGATCTTGGGCACGCTCAATGAGGTCGAATCGACGCTCCTTGATCTGGGTCAGCGGGATCTCCGGGTTTGAGGCGATCTCAAACAGCGGGAAAATCACGCGACGCGGCTTGGTGATAGCCAGAATGTTCTGGCCTTCTTCACCGACGACAAACGCGGTTACATCCGGGTCCTTGTCGTAGATGGGCAGTGCTCCGTCCGGCAATTGCTCGACCAAGAAGGTCTTGCGGCCGACGGAGGTATAGTCGCGGCGAAGCCGCAACGGTTGCGTCAGAGAGGCAGCGAGTTTCGCGCGACCCATGGGGGTCTTGATGTACTCGCTGATGAGCCTCTGCTTGATGGCGTTGTCGATTCCTGACATCTTGCTTAGCTCCTTTCTCAGACGCGCTGGTCGTAAACCAACTCAAACTGCTCTGAGTCGGGGGGCATCTTCAAGATACCCAGGGTTGTGGAAGCGCCAGCACCGTTCGCAACTTCCGAGGTGATTGCGGCGATGTCCAGACTGATGGCAGCACCAGTCTGCACGGTGACGCGCATGATGAGGTAGCCGTTCCGCGAGGAAACAAGCTGGTTGCCCGTCGTGTAGGTGAGGTCATCACCGACGGTGACGGCACCGCTTGTGGCAAGCGCCTGCGTCTCAAACAGTTGGTTCCCGTAGGTTCCTTGTGCTGACACGTAGGTGTTCTTGCCGGACGCGGGTCCGGGCTGATTCTCAAAGGCATTGCCAACAGCGGTGTTGACGAAGACTCCAAGAGGTTGGATGAGGCCCTCATCGGGGGCGCCGGGTTCAACCGGGCCACCAAGGAAGTTTGATCCTGCATCGGGACGGGTAAACGCTACCGACCCAGAAAGAACACCAAGAACTCCGGTGTCCGCCTGTGTCGAGATCGTTCCCGCAGTAGTGACGATGGGGGGGTTGGTCTGAGTGAAAGCGTCCGTGGTCAAAACCCCGGTCGAGTTCCGAATCCCTACGAGAAGGATTCGCAACGCTGCGCTGCTCTCAGTCCAATCACCACTCGCCTGTCCAAGCATCGGCATAACGATTGCTCCTTGTTTACAGAGTGCGGTGGGAAGGGGAGAAGCGGGTATCTCGGAATGAGATCAATCAACTAACCGCAAAAACTCCCCTAGTTCACATATAAGACCCATCTATTTACGTTTTATCGAAGGTTTCCGGCCCTATAGGCTAACTAAAGGGCCGGAAACCCCGGTTGAACTCCGAGTCCCCTACTTGGGGATGCCGAAGAACTCACGAACGTCGGGAGCTTGGTCCCAAATCGCGGACAGTTCCGCAATCTCGTCCTTGGCCTGCTTGGTCTGCGGAACGGTTCCAAGAGTCTTGGGACCGGCGCTCGCCTTTTTGGGCTGCGGACGTTGCGTCGAAGCGGCCTTCTTCTTGCCACCCTTCTTGCCTTCGTCGTCCGCGTCGTACTCCTCGTCGTCGGCTTCCGCTTCCTCGTCGGTTCCGGCGTCGTCGTCCTCCTCTTCTTCCTCTTCCTCGTCATCGCCCTTCTTGGCTTTGGCGGTCTTGGGAAGGTCCAGGTCCGCGTACAGAGCCAGAAGCTCGTCGTTGGGACCAGAGGCCGTGGTGGAGTCCTCGTCCATGAGGCCCATTGGATCAGCACCAGCGGTAAGCTGGATGTCGTTCTCCGACGGGTCCTCGTCTTCGGCGGTCTTCTCAGAACCGTCCATCTGCTCCACCTCGGGGGTGACCGGCGCAGGCTCGGGATTGACGTTGCCGCCCTCCCCAGACTGGATGCTCGCACCCGTGGCAAGCGGCTCAACGGAAAGCTCGGCGTCAGAGGCCATGTGACCACCTTCGCTGAGTTCCGCCATGAGCGACGCGAGCATATCGCCCTCGTCGTACATCTCGGTCCCCTCGGACTCCTCACCACGATCAAACTCATCGTTGGCTTGGTTGCCGGGGAAAGCGTTGTCGCTCTGATCGATGCCGTCTCCGTCCACGTCGTCGGCCATGCTGGTCAACGTCGCCATGAGTTCATCGTCACTCATGTCTCCGTTGTCCTCGATCATCATGTCGAGTTCAACTTCGTCGTCGTCCATGAGGTCGTCCATGCCGAAGAAGTCGCTGAACGCCTTGACGAGCTTGGCGGTCTGCTTCTCCATCTTGGCAAGACGGGCCGTCATCTCCTGAGTGGCCTTCTTGTTGGACATCTTGTCGTCGTCATCATCGTCCGACGCTTCGTCCTGATCCTCATCGTCGTCCGCCGTGATGTTCAGAGTCGCGGCCGTAGCAGCGATCTGGGCATCAGGAAGATCCATCATCGCCATCGCACGCTTCTCGATGTCAGCGACGGTGCCGGATGACATGGTGGCCTGAACGATGCGAACGCACAGAGCAGCCTTGTTCTCGGCAGCCTGCTTGAGTTGGATCTCCGACGCGGCCTTGGGGGCACGAGCATCAGCCTCGGCTTCAGTCGTTGGTCCCGTGGGGGGCGCAACAACAGCCGGGGTGACATTCGCCGGATGAGTGACTTCCTCGGTCGTGCCATTGCCAGGCATCGCCGGGGGCGGTCCCTCGGGATACGGAGCCGGGTGCGGATCCTCGGCCCAGGACGACGTGTCACCATTTTGGTACTTGTCGGCTGGAGGATCAGGTAGGTAGGCGGGTGAATCCGGGCCTTCTGTCCGATCCACCGCAGGAATCTGCGGCGGGGGAGAAGCCGTCTTGCTGGCATCGGCCTGGCGTGTCCAGGTCAGTCGTTGACGTGACATTTGGTTTACTCCTTATGAGCCTGTTACTGGGCGTCTTGGTTGGGGAACGGGTCTTACTTCCGTAAAGAAAGGATCTGCCCAAGACGAACCAGTGTCTTGGCTTCTCCCAGTGTTGGTGTGCGCGCTAATACTTTGCGGCAAGCCACAAGGTATGAATCAAAGGACGAATGACCGGCGGTAGACCCTACCCGCAATGTGGTCAAATAGATTTCCCTTGAAACTTTGACTCCAAGCCTTTCATTCAATCGAGCTAAGTTGTCGAGCAACTCAACGTCGGAACGAGCAACCCGAATGAGAGCAGCCACTCCAGCTTTGTACTGAGCGGCACGCTTCTCCATCGCGGAGGCTTGGTGCTGAAGATTGTCGTTTGTGGATGTCGCAAGCTCGCCGTCGGAGGCTGCATCCTGCTCCACGTCCTTCTGGAGCTTCTCTTTGATCCGCTTCTTGACGTTGTTGAGAACAAGCTCCTCAAGCTCCTTCTCCAGTCCCTCAAGCGGATTCCCAGGAGCCTCGGGGGCCTTTTCTTCCCCACCACCCTCGCCACCGTCGCCACCCTCGTCGCCGCCTCCTTCGTCCTCTCCGAAATCGAAGGACATCCGGGCAGCCTTCGCCATCCGATCCTCGGGGGGACTCGTCCACTCAGGAGGAGGCGATGCGAGAACTTGGCGGATCTGTTGCTCAGTTTGGACGTTGAGGGTCTCGGGCTCTAAGACGTTGCGTAGAACAGCCCCAGCAAACGCGGGGGTCCCAACCCAAGATGCCTCGATGAAATGAACGCCACCGGTGGGGTCCAAATCCTTGTGCCCACAAAGCTCGGCAATGCGGTACTTGAGCCCCTTCTGATCGAACTCGTAGTTACCCTTGTGGTACTTGATGTGCTCGCACATCTGGGTTTCGTCGGCCGCCACGTTTCCGCATTTGGTGCAGATCGTGTCGGTGACGGAGCAGCCCATGGAAAGGGTGCCCATCCGCCCAGTTTTGATGTCCTCGATGAGCGACGCGTGCTTGAGGTCGGTCGCAATCAGGATGTCCACGTAGATTGAGTCGCCGATGTCTCGGGCTGCCGCGTCAATGATGCGGCCCCGACTCTGCTCCTCAATCTGGACGTGCTCCACGAAGTTGTGCGCGCCAACGAACGTCCGGTAGGACTTCATCAGCACATCTCGTGACCACGCATCGTGGTTGTTGTTGATGTAGATGTCGCAGTTGGGTTGGATACGGTAATCCGCCCACTTGCGATGTACGTCACGGCCCAACTCGTTGACGGTCCCCATCTTGACGCCGGGGACATCATCGACATCCACCGAAGCAACGATGGTGGCGTGAGTCAGAAGATACTTCTCGGGATCGAACTGCTCTTGAAGGATCTCACTGGCCTGGGCCACGAGATTGTCACTTCCGACCTTGGCGACGCTGGCGGTGCGAACCCGGCCCCACTGTTTCGGTTGAAACTGCGGGTGGACGACCTGCGCACGAGCTTTCTTGAGAAACGCCATCCTAGATCGCCTCCTCCATCGTTTCTTCGACTTCGGCGCCGTCTACGATGTCCGACCGCTTGATCAGGAACATGCACTCTGGACATCCCAGGAGCTTCACAGAGGCCCCATCAACACGCTTGTAGACCGCAGGCTTCAGCACTCCCAAACACCCCTTCTTGGGGCATCCGAAGCCGTCCACGGCACCTTCAACTTTGGTGCATCGGTATTTCCGGTCGCGGCCGTTCCAGTACAGAGCCTTTTTGACATAGGCCCGCGCCACCCGAGAGGCCATGTGGGCGATCCCGTCTTCCACGTCATCCACAAGTTGGATGAGAGGCTCTTGCCCTGAAATGAGGTCTTGGTTCTGAGGGGCTCCCATCGAAACCTGGGCCGCAGATCCAGCACCACCGGGGACGGTTTCGTGCATAGGGGCAACGAACTGGTCCTGACCCGGGTTGAGGATTTGGAGATCCTCAACCGGGATCCGGTAGTTCGTGTGCGGGAACTGCACATCCACCATGCCGATGGCAGGCCAAACAGCGATGACACGACCTTCATCGGTGTCACCGCCGTTGACGAGGCGCACGGTTTGACCGACGGCGAACATCTGTCCGCGCGCCTGCCAATTGCCCTCATCTGCCTTGCGTCGTTGCATCAATCCCCTTGAACGAACTAGGCCGACAACTCGTAGCCGTGGGACGCCTTTTTGTCGTCCTTCTTGTCGTCGTCCTTGTCGTCATCCCCGTCCTTGTCCTTGGACTTGGCCTTCATCTTCTCGATGTTCTCTTTGAAGGCTTCGGGGATTTCACCGGCTTCATGCTCGGAGCCGGTCTTCATTGCCATGTCCCAGCCTTTGTCGGCCTTGTTGATGGCGTCGTCGATCTTCTTGGCAGCGTTGCTGATGCGCTTGGTGCCCATCCCGAACAGTCGCTTCATCTTGTCGAGACCACGGACCAGCCAATCGCGGAACTTGACCAGGAGGGACATGACGCCCGCTTCCTTCTGGATGTCTTCCTCGGAGGCGGTCTTCGGGTCCGACGCGTCCTTCTGCTTGAGTTCGTACTCAAGGCCCCGAACGGTGGGGGTCAGGACGGTGATTTCTTCCATCACGGTGTCGTAGATCTCCGCGACTTGCTGGGCGATGACATCGCCAAGCTCGGCCTCGACCCGCTGAAGAAGCTCCCCGCCGCGCTCGGCAACCGGAGATCCGATGTCTCGGTTGGGATCACCAAGCATCTGCTTGACGCCAGGGCGCTTCTTCTCAGCGACTTTGGCGTACTTGATGATGGCGTCACGTACTTGAACGACCATCTTCTTCTGTCCCGCGATGGTCTGCGGAAGCTCTTTCTTGAGTTGCTCGATTCGCTTCTTGTGGTCAGCTTCCAGCGACTTCTTGCGCTTCAGAACCTCACCCGCAAGGGCCTCAATCTCGGCTTCGGCATCAGCAAGCTGGCGCTCAAGCTCTGTGAGTTGACGGATGTGCTCCTCCGCTTGGAAGTCCGTCCAGTGACCAAGGCCAGCCGCCTCGTGGAACTTGGCAATCTTTTCGTCCAAGTTCCCGAGGCGCTCCAGTGATGCCGCCAGATCCTCCAACTCGTTGGAGGAGGCGTTCAGATCACTTTTTTTTTGAGCCGAGAACTGCGGATGACCCGCTTTTGCCAGCGCAGCGGCCATCTTCTTCACAAGAGCGGCGGCGGCTTTCGCGTTGCTGAACATGCCGTCCTGCTGGACCTGACGAAGCTCGTCGAACTCGTCCTGCTTGAACGCGTCCATGTACGGCTCATCTTCGTTCCGAAGAAGGGCCTGGCTCTGCTCCTCGCCGATCTCGGCGGGATTGAACTCATTGGGGGCCACCTTCTCTTCGGTGTAGTTGGCAGGAGGGTCCATCGTGGCTTCACGAGGACGCATACCAGCCTGAGTTTCAATGCGATCACTCAGCATGTCGCATCGAAGGGCCATGTCCTCGGCCACCTTGGCTGGGATACCCAGGGTGTCGTGGTCGTTTTGGAAAAGATTGGCAAGACGGTCCAGATCGGCAGTTACCTGTCGGGCGCCTTTTTCGGTGAGATTCGTCATCGAACTTTGTCTCCTAGCGGGCGGGGCGGTGTTCTGAACCGGGACGTAGGACAGCCCTTCGCTTATATGGGGTGTCCTATAAGCGGATAACTGAGATTCAGATGCAGTTTTTTTGCCCCGTTGAGTCGCCCAAAACTCCTCGGGGTGGGGTTCCACTTCGGAATCCATGACAGATGGGTTTTTGGAAGTCCCGAATTCGCGGTAAACCGCGACCGCAGGACTGGTTTTATTTTCTTCAGCCGCGTCTGAGTGCTCCTCAAGGAGATTTTGTGCTTGAGCAGCCCTCCAAACGTCTAACAAACTCGTGGTTTCTTCCTTAGAATCTTCGTTTTCGCCCTCTCCGCCAGTCGGAGGGGCGAATTTCTCCGTTTCGCCGTTTTTAGCGGCTTCTGCAATCCCGGAGACGAGAGCCCGGTTCTCCTTGCCCCCTTGGATCTCCAACATCATGTCCTGACGTTTTTGGAGATCATTCTCTCCTGTCACTTCCCGAATAGCCCGGTCTCCCCAGGTCATCCCGTCAGTGGACATCCCGATGAGAGCCTCCCGAATGGCCGCCCGGATGACCGGATCGAGGTCTTCATCATTGAGCAACGCTGTGAGTGGACTCAACGGGTGGTCGTTTTTCCCATCCGTGATCTGATCGATGAGATCCTCGTTGTTCAATTCCCGCAAAGCATCGCCAATCGCTGCGCGCCCTTCCGGCGATGTCAAATCCTCAATAGGCTTGAACATCTGCTCCAGGTGCCCTCGTTTGTCCATCGCCTGAAGGAGCTTCACGGCCTTGGCGGAAGGCTGTGGACGACCGGGGACCGTGGGATCGCCTTTGATTTTGCCGTCAGATCCAATTTCAACACTCAACGCCGAAGCCGTAGCAATGCCGGTCAGGATATGGTTGATCTCTTTGGCCCGATTGGACTTCGGGTCCATGTCTTTGAGTTCTTCGGTCAGCGTCTCCGCAGCCCCGTTGCGCAAAGACGGATCTAGCTCACGATAATGAGCGACCGCCTCTAAAGCACGGGCGGAAAGCTCCTCCTGAGTTTTCGGGTTTTCCGAAATGGGGGTGCCGCCCAAGATCTTCGGATTCGCCACGACGTTCCGGGCATAGGCAGCTTCGGCTACGGCCTTGGCGAGCTTCTTGGGGTCTTTGATGCCGTCGTAGCTCGTGTTGGCGGCCTTGTTGGCAATGTTGATGGCCGTCTTGGAGGTGCCTTCGGTGTCCGCAACCAATGTGCCAAGGTCTTGCTTGAGAGCCGCGGCAAACTCCGCCTTCTGGTCGTCGTCGAGGTTCCCCAGTGCCGTTGTCAGGGACTCGCGCACCTCTTTGGACAAACCGCTTCCGGGGCCGATGATGCTCTCAATGGTCTTCTCAGCCTCGGTGACGTTCCGCTTGGAGAGTTCCTTGGCAACTTCTTTCTGAGCTTCTGCACGAGCTTGAGCGGCGAAGTCTTCCTTGGTCTTTGTCGTACCAGGGTTCTTCTTCTTCTCCTTCTTGTGCATCTCTTTGGCGATTTGCTCAGTGCGCTCGTTCTCCGACTTGGTGGCATCCTCTGCGGAAAGCTCCTCATTGGCTTTTCCAAGTTCGTCGCGGGCTTTGGTGAGTTCCTTCTCTACCTCCAGGCGCTCATCCTCCAAAAGTCGGTCGCCATCGGCATCCTTGCCGTCGTCGATTTGCTTCTGAAGCTCATTGACCTTGGCCTCTAACTCGCCGCGCTTGTCTTCTTTCTCCTGGCGCTTCTCCTCGGGGGTCTGCTCCTTTGGTTCCTCCGCCTTGTCTTCAGGCTTGGCGTCTTCCTCGGGCTTCTCCTCCGCCGGGGTCTCGATCTCTTTTACCTTGTCCTTGTACTCCTTGAGGGCGGCACGCTCGGCGATGATCTCCTCCTCCAGCTTCTCCCGTTTGTCATCTTCGACCGTCTCCAGATCCTTCATCATGTCATCGACCATTTTCTGTTGGTCTTCGACATCCTGCTTGGCCTCGGTCAAGGCTTTTTCGTCTATCTTGGCTTCGCCGGGAGCGGCACTATGATCCACTTTGGGAACGTCAATGATCTTGACGGGCATCGACTTGCCCATAGCGGTCGCACCCATCATCCGGGTGTTGCCAGCCATGAGCCACATATTCCCGTCCGCATCACGAAGGACAATAGGAGGCGGCATTTCGGCACCTTCCGTAAATCCTTGTTCAATCCGCCCCCAGTCCCGCTCGTATTCCTCGGCAAGCTCCTTACCTCGCGCCAGGGCAGCTTCAGGGTCTAACCCGGCAATCTCAGAGGCATCCGTGTTTCCAATGGCCTTGAGTTCCTCGATCCCAAGCGTTTTGGTCGCGGCTTCTTGGATCTTCTTTTTGAGTTCGGCAGCATCGACAAAGGCTCCGGGCGCCACGGCCATCGTCACATCGTTCTCAAAGTATTCTCCGGTCTCATTGTCCAACTCCTCGTCGGTGTAGTCTCGGATCGCTTTGTGTTCTTCCCGGGTATCTGGTTTCTCCGGGGTGTCCCCCTCGGCCTCGGCTGGGCCACCAGAGGTCTCCTCAGTCTTTTCGGTCGTGTCCCCCTTCGGAACCTCGTCTTTTTTCTTTTTCCGTTTCTTCTTCTTGTCCTTTTCCTTCTCAGACTTCTCTCCACGAGAAAAAGACTTGGCGGCTTCTTCGCTCTCAAATCCGCGAGTATCCCCCGTCATGTCCTGACCCATCCAATAGTCGGAGGTCGGGGACTTCCAGTGCTTACCTCGGTTGTCTTTGGCCGCATCCGCCGCCGCTTGTTTCCACATCGCCACACGAACAGCCGATGGCTCTCGTGGAAGGGCTAGCCACCTGAACGCCACACGACGGGCGTAGCGGCGCACATCATCCTGCAAGTCCTTGTCCCCGCCGTCGTCGCCATCGAGGCCCTCCATGTCTTTGTCGCGCTCCTTGAGGGTGCGGTTGTCACGAAGGTCGTAGCGTGGGGGCTTCTTCTTGGGCTCCTTACGGAGCATCTTCTGAGCCTGCTCATCTTCACGGTCAAGGTCTTCCTTCTCCTTGCGACCGCCAGACTTCGTGTGGCTCTCATTGACGGTGCCATCCTTGAGATAGCCGTCCTCCAAGCCGGGGACGAGGTACTGGCTTTTGAGCGTGCTGGGCTCGTGGCCCACGGCTTTGGCCGTTTCCTCCAATGCCTTCTTGAACTCTTCCTTGAGGAGCTTCTCCTTCTCCTTCTTGTCCGTCGGGAGTTTCCCTGATCGCACCTTCTTGAGTTGGGCCTTCATCTCCGTGTTGGCATGGAAACCACGAATGTCCTTGGCCGAGATGTCAAACGGCTTGAGGTACTCGTTGACATCAGAGGCTTTCGCATCCACCAAGCAGGCTTTCTGGCCTTTGTCTTTGCAGACAGCTTTGAGGGCGCTGACGATCTTGGTGTCGGTAACTTCCTTCTTCTGATCCACCCCGGACTTGCCGACGTATTTGATGGTGGCCTTGTTGCCCTTGAATTTGATGTGTTTGACCTGCCATGTGGTCACTCCGAAGTGGCCTTCTTTGGCTGAACCCTCGTTGCCCACGCGCTCAAATGTGTGATCCATGAGGGCCACGGCCAGAGCAATGGCACGCTTCTTCTCATCGCCGGACTTCATGTCCTTGGCAACCTGAGTACGGAGCTTGTCCACGGACTTGCGGAGCTTCTCGATACGCTCGGCTTTGCCCCGGTTCCGGTCAGCGATCTGACGGTCGCTGTACTCGTAGACGGTCATCTCTCCGCCGTCTTGCTTCTTGACCTGTTTCTTGGACTTGTAGCGAGCGGCGGTACGAGGACGGTCTGTAGCCGTATCCTTTTCTTCGATCTTCTCCTCACCTTGCTCGCCCTCGTAGTTGATGACGCGAACAGGGATCTTGGGCTCTCGCTTGTCCGGGAGCATATTGCGAACCCGGTTGAGTTTCCCGTGTCCTGGGATCAGGTACAGGATCATACGGGGACGTGTCGTATTGATGAGAAGCTGGCTCGTCGTGCGCATCGTGTCGGTATCACGCACGGGATTGAAGGGGCTGTCCTTCTTGTGGATGGTCTCCATCAGCGCCGGGCCGATGTCTTCCGGGTGCTTCAAGTCTTGGATACGCTTCTGTGCTTCCCAACGACGCACGATGGAGGAAACGTAGTCGTCCCCCTCGGTGTATCCGGCGTCGGGGTAGCTGATCCCATGGTTCGTCCGGGTGTTTGTTCTTTCCGGGTCCAGCGTCGTCACCCGAGCCGGATGCGTCCGGCTACACTCGATGCAGACGATCTTCTTTCCGTCCGAAACGAACGTGTGTCCTTTGATCCCGCCATCTTCGGTGATGAGGATGTCAACAGCATCGCTCAAGTTCTTGGACGCCAGGGCTTTGTAGATCTTGGGGCCGTCCTTGGACTTCACCGGCTTCTTGCCTTTGTCCTTCGCCTTGTCCGCCCCTTTGCCCTCGGCCTCGTCGCGTTCGACCATCAACGCCGTGTTGACGATTCCGATGCCGTGCTCGTTGACCCCTTCGATGTAGCCGGTCTTTGGATCAAAGATGATCGCCATCTCGGTGCCGTCATTTTCCAAATGGACGACATCTACCGCGGCGTCGTAGGCACGGTCCCGGTTCTTGAACAGGCACACGTCATCGTCAAACTTCCTGCCGGCGATGATGCACCCGAGCTTCATCTGGGCGGCTGCCTCCTCTTGGAGCTTCTTGGCGATGGCGGGAGGGGGGTTGTGCCAGAACTTGAACAGGCCCATCTCCTTGGTCTTCTTCCGACCCTTGGGGATGGGATCGATGAAAACCGTCGGGTTGCCCTTGTGGTCGGTGCCCCAACCCACGATGACGCCCTTCTTGTTCTTGTACTTACCGAACAAGATAGGGTCCCCGATCTCAAAGAAATCTCGGGCCAGCAGGTAACGGGCGGCAATTCGCCGTATGAGTTCTCGGTCGCTCATCGCTTCACGATCAGCTTTTCAAAGGCTTCCTTGTGGGTTCCCGATAGCTTCTTTAGTGCGTAAAACCCAAAAGACTCAGCGAAATGCTCCTCGGGACTGGTCGAGGCATAATCGGACGGGAACGACATCTTCCTGGCCTCCTGCTTGTGCAGGAAATCGTAGATACGGCTCGCCTGAATCTTGCCTTGCCTGCCTTTGTTGGCTCCCCGTTGAAGTTCGTAAGTGATGATCAGATCACGGTTGCCCCCGGTAGGCTCCAATTCCGTGATGATAGGAGGACCACCGCGCGACCACCCTTTGATCGGGACTGGCATCGGCTCCCCGATCTTGATGGTTCCCATGACCTCTTTCACTTGATCCTTCACATCAGGGACCGCGTAGCCTTGGCCCATGTGGTAACTGCGCCACTTGGCCTGTACGTCGCGTGGAAGGTCTTTCCTCCAATACCGATGACCGATCTCGTGGGCCAACGAATGGGTGGCGTCCAAGTTGGCCTTCAAAAGCGGCCGGAGATAGATGTTGTCGTCACGGAAGTTGTACCAAGCCAGGGTGTTGTGGCCCTGGAGCTTGCCAACCACGAACACGTCGCCATAGAGAGGCTTGTTGGCTCCGGGAATGCCGGAGCTTTTGACAAATTTGGTCGCGGCCTCGATGACCTTGTTGGTCTTGGCAAGGTCATCCCCCTCCAGTTGGAGGGTGTTGTGGATAGTGAACGGCCCGATATTGTATTTGTCGGGGGACGCCTCCGTCTTGTCGGGCCAGGTCCCAAAGGCTCTGACCAAGTAGGTGATGTTCTTCTCGTTCTTGAGAAGCCATCCAGCAATCTTCCGGGGTATGCGACGAACCGAAAGAAAAGGCTTGGCGGCTTTCTCCAGAGATTTTGCTTGTCCCTTGGGGATCGATTTGAACCGAATGATCCAACGGGCAAGCTCGGCCGCTGGGCCTAGGATCGCCATGGCAACTCGTTTACCCGTCGAGTCGCTCATCGCCTTATCCGCATCCCCGTAGCGCACCGCCTTCTGGAAGGTGTAGTCCCGCGCGTACTCCGACGGGATATTCCCCGTCCTGGCCGTGTCTTCAAGAGCCTTCACGATGGCGATGGTGTCAGGCATCACCTTCAGCAAAGCCTGAACCAACTGGGCTCCGTCTTGCTCACGAAGGCCCTCCGCCGACTTGGCGAGGGTCGCCAGCCGGACTCGGAAAGCGTGCTCTGCTCGTTGGTTCATCGCAATTCGCGGATGACCAGATCGGTCAGCTTTCGTGGGTTCGTAGTAAGAGCAGGGTCTTGAAGAAGCAGGACTTGCGCAGCCGGCTTCATCTTGCCGCGATCCGGCCCTTGGAGGTTGAGCGTCTCAAAGATGACGCGGTTGTCGATGGGGGGTGAAATGAGGGCGTCAAGGAACTTGCCGGCGTCGCTCTCGTCCATCCCAATTGTGATCTCACGGAACCTCTGCATCTGCTTGGGGTCCATCTTCAATCCCGTCAGTGGCGTATTCGACGGAACCCCCAAATCCATCATGTCCAGCAAGAGCGCAACATTGCGGTTCTTTTTGAACTGACCCGCCATGTACGTCTTGAACGGAGGCGTGGTCTTGATCATCTCGGAGACGACATCGAGGATGCCCAAGTCCTTCATCTGCTTGAGGGATTTACGTGCCGTCGGCTCCTTGAGGATGTTGTCCACGAGGATCTTGCCAATGGCCTCCCACGGCATCCGCTTCATCTTTGGAGCGTTACGTTTGATGGCTTTCGCCAGGTCCGGCGGAATTTTGAACCCGTACTTGCCAGTGAACTTGATGGCCCGAAGAATCCGTGTGGGGTCATCGGAGAAGGTTTTGTCAGGGTCAGAAGGA